CTGTATCCCTGTTGCTTTTGATGGGGAGGCGTGGCCGGCGACCGCGCGCGGAGCGCGCTCCGCTGTTGTTGCTTCATCCCCGACTGTCTGGCTCATGCTCCATCATTCGTTCTTCATCACACTCCGATTGTGGTGGTTCTGGGTCCCTCTCTCGCGTGCGCGTGTGATTAATGATGCGATGGTGTGCGATTGTGCTTGACTCGGGCATGTAAGACGCTGTATCATGTGCTTACAGTTGGTGACGATGGTGTTCCTTGGCGACCTGACGAGGCTTTCCTCCGTTCGCTATTGTTTGCCATCATAGCCCGCCACAAGGTTCATGGCCTTGTGGCGGGTGTTTATTTTGTCCTTGATTCGGGCGCGGGGGTTATGGTTTAATCGTGCTATGAGTTACGTATTCACCGAGGCCATCGTACTTCATTGTCGGTGGCATAGCAGCAGTGGTGATGCCCCTTCCTCATACGAGTCGGGTGGTGCTGCACACCACGTCGGCGTCTGCGCGGGCACTTCTGACCATACCGTTGAAGCGCTTCGATACTCATGGCATTGGTTCAGTTCTGCTCGCGTTTAATTCTTCATTCATGCTTGACGGACGCAGGGCAGGGGTCATGGCCCCGCGATCAGATGGTTGGCTTCGGCCCATACCGGACGACACCGTGCGTTCGTCTTGTTCAATCTACAGTACGGTGTGGCTGAGTGGTGGCTTTGCTACACCCAGACAGCAGCACGATGGCGCAGGGTCTCCACCCTGGACCCGAGCAGCGTGCTGCTGTTGCCTTGCACCCCTCAATGCGCTTCCCTCACGCCTAATTGCACCATCACCCGCCCTCTGACACCACCACACTCTCTCGCGCGTCTCAGATCAAGCGCATCACCCCTTCCTTGACGCATGAGTAGGCCCGCAACACCATCAGCTTAGCTACTCCATCCACTCTCACCCCTTACAGCACTCCCCTCGGTACTGTTTCAGCTACTCCATACTCCATACCACTACCAGCACCATAGCTAGAGTGTTTTATGATGCCTACCCCCCCCCTACCTATCTCCCGCGTTCTGATGTAGCCACCCATCCACGTTTCTCGTGGATGGGTATTCCGTCTTTGGGTCCCGCCCCGTTTCCTGCGGGGAGCAATTTCACTTTCTGCGTTGATGGTCGATTCCGCTTGACCTGGCGGGGGGGGGTTAAGGCATAATGGGATTATCTTCGGTTGGGGAGGCAATTGAAATGAAAACCCGCGCTGAATTACAGCGAATGTCGAAGAGTCGGTTGGTCGGGCTTTTGTTTGACACCCTCCGTGATGCCAAAAAGAACGCCGATAAGGATCGGTGGGCAATTGCTCGACTGGAGGGTGAGTTGTGGACCGGGCAAGATCGCTTGCTCGTGGCGCTGGGCGAGAAGCGCGAATTAGTGGAGGTTCGAAAGATGGACCGCGTTTGTGGCGCCGGTTTCAAGGATGGCATCCGATTTCTGATTGATTGCCGGAAGGGAGGCGCGTGATGGTGCGATTGAAAGCGGGATTCTGGATTTGCGCGGCGGTGTTCGTTGTGGCGAGTGTGGTTGTAGACTGGGTTTTCGTTTATCACCTGAAGCATGGGTCGCATGAGTCGGCGAAGGAGTTCGGTTCGCCTTCGCCCAATTTTGCTCTCGATGTTTCGGATGATGCTGCCGCGTGGAACGATCTTGGCGAAAATATTGGCGAGGTCACTTTCGTTGATGTCGTGCGTGATAATTCATCCGACTACGACCGGGGGTTCAACGACGCGCTTGAGAACCTCGCCCTGTGGCTCCCGGCAATTGAGAATGCAGAGAACGGTGTCTACGCGATACTTTGGGCGCCTGGAATGCCTCCCGTGACCCATCAGGAGTGGTGGGGGATGGACACTGAGACAAGGTTCGACGTGCTGCGGCGAATGTATGGGGTCGAGAAGACGGAGGATGACTGATGGCGCCGCGTAAATGGACTGTGATTGCACAGCTGGGACCGGAGCATCAGGAGACGTGGGAGATCGACCTGGTCAAAGACTTTTTTTACAAGGAAAAGTATGTTGCCCAGTTGTCCGATGATGTTGCCAGGCAGAGAGTTGAGAAACGTGGCTTGGAGAAAGCTGCCGCCCTGATCGATGTCTGGGCGCGGCCGGCTGATGAGCCGGAGAAGCATTGCGCGGCGCCGGAGTTATCCAAGGATGAGTTTGAGGCGAAATATCGCCAAGGATACTATGATCATGCCGGTCCACCGCCCGAGGAGATTCGTGATGAGAGGTAGCTGGCGAAGTGAGCGCGAGCCCGGTGATTCCACTCTCTGGCCTGAGTTCTGGGCGCAGTGCGTGGCCGGTGGGGAGTCGGTGTTTGTGCGGTGGCTGGAGGCGCGGGTGAGGTGGGTGGAAGAGCAATTGCGAAGGGAGATGTGACATGGGTTCTGAACGCGAGCGTTTGATGTCTACCACCAAGAAGAAGTTGGTGGAAATGATTTATCAAGAGAGAGATGATGGCGCCAAGCGCGTTTTAAAAATTACCGCCCTGGAGCGCACGGTTGTGGAGTGTGAGGTTAAAGTTCAGGGTGAGCGGGATCGCGTGCTTGAATTGTTGTAGCAAAACGTCGGTCTGCACCGCAAGATCGAAGGCTACAAGAAGGGTTTTCTGAACTTCAAGAGTGGCGTTGAATTTGCCCTCAAGCACTTTGGAGGCCAATCGTGACGAACGTGCAAAAAAAAGATCGGCTGCGGCAGCGGGTGCGGGACATGCTGGCGGGGGCGATGGGTTGTGATACCGTCAGAGATGATGATTGTCCGATTTGTCAGCTTTCGTGCCTGGCCGATATTCAGCGCTGGATTACCGCGATTGATATCGAGTTCTTTCACAAGGATGGTAAGATTCCGCCGAATGACAAGCCGAGTTTTTGTCTGTTTTACCTGGAGGACTTCGAGACCGTGAACTCCGCGACGGACTGGCTCTGGGAGCGGCGGAAGGACTGGGTGAAGAAGGGATGATCGAGCGATGCGTTTTGGAACCGAATTTATGCTCTCCCGTGGCAGTAATGCCCTTGCAATGAATCTTCGCGAGGTTCGCGTTCGTTATATTGGCGCGCGTGGAAATCAGATTTTGATTGTCCTGATTGAAGACGATCCCCTGGCGAAGGTTGGTCCTTTCCTGGCCGGGGAAACCGGGTGGTATGGCAGGCCGAAAGAATGGAGCGATCGATGACCAAGGAAGAAACGGCGCGACAGTTGAACGGCTGGAAGTTGGGGAATGAGATGCCAGGGGTAATGCGTAAGCTGCTGGCCGGGAATGGGTTAGTGGCGGTGTACGTGGACGGCGCCGACATGATGCGTCTCGAGGGCGCCTTGGAGTGGGCCAGCAGTCCGTGCGCCTTTGTAGTCGATTCGTTTGGTTCCATTAGGCTGACGAAGTGCTCCAGTCCGACGTGCCAGAACCTTGGGTCTGATTCCGAGCGCGTCATCTACGTGGAGCACGAGGCCGTAGAGGCCACCTGGGTTATTTCCTCCAGGATTCCTTCGTCTGAGTTTTGTATTGCATATGACGTTAAGGGTGAATCTATATTTTGCCGTGGCATCGTCCTCGACCTTGCCGACATGTTCGCTGGCCCCAAGGTCAAGGAGATGATTTTTACTCGCAAGACATTTACCTTGACTCCGTACAGCGCGCCGCCCAGGCGCAAAACCAATCGGTATCAAAGGGGGGTGGGATACGAAACCGATCCTTGGTGTGATTTGCTCTACTTGGCTGGCGTCAAGCCCCAGGATTGGCATGATGTGCGAGAAGTGATAGTGACAATGGGCGAGATGAAGGTGACGATGAAGAAGCTGAAAAAAGCGCCGGCGGACATGATCGGGGAGATTGAAAATGGAGCTTGACTTCGTGATGTGGATTACGGCATAATCGTGATCAGATGGTTTGGCAAGTGAGGCCGATAGTTTTATCTTCCGCCTGATAGTTGCTCAACCATCCGCTGGCGGTTGTCGGAGTTCGCGCCGGGCCGCCAGTTCATTCGCCCTGATCGTCTCGATCTAAGATACCGGCCTTCGAGAGGCCCGGAGACGCGGGTAACCAATCCCGCAATATTGGGCGCCAAGTTTTAATCGAAAGGAATGCCCAAGCGTTGTAGCAATAAAGAGAATCGCCCATAACGATGTAGGGCCACTACCTCTTGAGCGAACGCTGGCTATGGGGAGGGATCGTTGGGTTCGTCACCCGTGGCAATTCCTCCCATGTAATTTGAGTGCGGGTAATCGGAATTGGTCCGGTCGCCTTGCTGACGCCAGGTTAAATAATATAAGGCTGAGGTTCGTGGAGCCCACGCGAAAGAGCCGGACGAAGCGAGCCGGCCCGCACTCAAAACGACTGGGGGGTCAGGGAAGATTGAGGAGAGCGCTCTCCGAAGGTCTTGTGGTCCCGCCCCCAGCACAATTAATTGAAGGAGAACGTACAGTGAGCAGACCGGCAAAATTAGCGTTCAGCGTCAGGGGCATGGAGCGGTGGAGCGGAGCCAGGATCGACAGGGAGATGAAGGCTTTGGGGTTGAATCATAATCAGCTTTGCGCCTTGACTCACGCGTCCGGGTCTCCGTGTAAGGTTGCTCAGTCCACGCTCTCCCGGTTCGTGGCCGGGACGGATAAGGCATATCAGGCGTCGCTGACCCTGGCGTTGAAGAATGAGATTGCGCGACGGAAGAAAGCGGATGCGGCGAGATGGAAAGTGACTCCACGGAAGAAGCGAAAATGATAACTGAAATCGAATGGTTGGCCGGTCATTGGCCTCGACGAAGATTTGAAGATTGCACGTCGCATCTCGCGGAGGCAGGGGCATCTTGGCCCCGGTTTGTTCGTAAGCCTTGGTGGATTCGTCCGGGAAGATGCTGATGGTGCCTGACGAACAAGACGATGGCATGCCGAAGCCCTTTGGCGGCTATATTCTCACCGACGTTGACCGGGCCAAGGGGTTGGAGAAGATGCGCGCGGCCAACAGCGGTCCGCGGTTCAACGGGCGCCTGAACAAGTTTCTCCAGCGCAAGGCCAACGTCAATGTCGCCCGTGAGATGTTCACCAGTAAAGAGCAAGCCCTGTTTGATGCCATAACCGGCTGGGAGCAGCGTGAAGCCGATCCCGAAACTGGCGAGGGATCCGCGCTGACCAATCTTGATGTCGTCGTTGTCGGTGCGATAATTCGGGCGCATACGAGTGACAAGGCGTTTGGGACAGTCGCCGACCGGATGGACGGGAAGGCGGTCCAGGAGGTGCGGACGCAGGGGCGGGTGGTGTTGGACTTTCAGATTCCGCCCGAGATGCGGGAGTTGATGGAGGTCGCTGAGAAGAAGGCGGTGGGTGGCGGGGATGGACTGGTGGTAGAAGCGGATTTTGAGGTGGAGGAGTGAGCGTGCAGATTATTGCGATATTTTTAGGTGCATTTTTAGGTGCGTTCCTGGGGATTTTGCTGGTGAATCTATGTCCGCGATTCTGGCGCTGGTTTATGTGCCTTGGGGATTATGATCTTTCTGATAATCCGGATGCCTGATGTCTGAAACCGTAGTTAATTTTAAGAATTTTCTTTCCCTTGTCTCCCATGCCTATCACCCCTACCTCTTCGAGCGCGCCTTCTGGTTGATCTTTTGGGGCGGCGCCGGCTCCGGTAAATCCTACACCGCCGCGCAGAAACTCCTCCTTCGCGTTATGCTCGAAAAGGATCATCGTTTTTTTGCTCTTCGCAAGGTGGACGTCACTTGCCGTAATTCTATCTATCAGCTTCTCCTCGACTGTATCAATGACTATGGGTTAAGCGATCAATTCCTTTGCACGGTGAAGCCGCTCAAGATTACCTTTCTCCCCAACGGTAATACCATTCAGTGCCAGGGCTTGGATGACGAGCAGAAATTGAAGTCTATTCAAAAGCCCACTGGATTCTGGCTTGAGGAGGCAACCGAATTCACCCCGAAGGATGTTCAGCAAATCGATCTTCGGCTTCGCGGTCATCTTCCCAACTATCAGCAAATCATGCTCTCGTTCAATCCGATCAGTCAACGGCATCACTTGCGCAAGCGCTTTTTTACTTCCACTCAGTCCGCGGAAGAGCGCGCCGCCGGTGAATTGGTTGTTTTTCAAACCACTTACAGGGACTGTGATTTTATTGATAAAAAGTACGGGGAGCGGTTGGAACGGATCGCCGACAAGGCCGCCCACATGGTCTACGCTCTCGGCGAATGGGGCATTTTGGAGAACGTGATCTACGGCCCGGTCATCCTCATCGACGAAGAACCGCCCGGCCTGAAAGACAAAATCTACGGTCTCGATTTCGGCTACGCCAATCCTTCCGCTTGCATGGAGTATCAATTTTCTGGCTCCACCTCGCCCCCCTTTTCTGATCTCAAAGTCTACGAGCGTGAAATATTTTACGAAAAGAGCTTGACAACCGAAGCGCTTATCGCGAAAATGCAATTAGAGAACGTGGATAAGGGATATCCGATTTATTGTGATTCGGCTGATCCTTCATCTATTGAGGCGATTTTTCAGGCCGGGTTTAACGCCAAGGCGTGCCACAAGGGGCAGGGCTCGGTTGAGGCGGGGATTAAGTTCGTCAAGGGCTTGGAAATTTATGGCTACCCGACGAACGTGAATGCCAATCAGGAAGCGGAGACCTATCGGCGCCAGCAGGATCGTGATGGCAATGTCCTGGAGAGGCCGCTCGACCGGGACAATCACGCAATGGATGCCCGGCGTTACGCCCTGATGACGCACCTGAATTATTTTGGTCAGTGCGAAGCTTTTGATGCCGGTCAACTTCTGGGAAGCGGACAACAAAGTGCCACGTCAAGATCAATCTCAAGCCGACGCTCAGGAATCTCCTCTATTTAACATCCCTTTTCTCATCTCCGAGCAGATTGGTCGAATTTGGGATGCTCAGAAAGACACCCGCAATACTCAGACCCGTAATGAGAAATATTATCGTGGCGACCAGAAAATCCTCAAGTCCCACATTGGCCAAACTCGCGAAAATGGCCTTCTCTACAATGAGCTTGTCGTCAATTTCACCGAAGACATAATCAATCGGCATCGAGGCTTTGTTTTCGGCAATCCCATGTCCGTCACGCTTGAGGATCAAAAAGCCGACCGCTCTGCTCTGAATGCTTACGAGCGAATTCGCAAGGACAATCTTCTCGACGCCCAGGATGCCGAAAATTATCAGGATTCTCTCTTGAAGGGTTTTTCCGTCGAGGTCCACTCTTTTGACTCTGAGACCAAGCAAATCCACATTGACCGTTTTGATCCCCGTGAGTGGGCCTTTGTGTTCGATTCTCTCGGGGCAATCGTGTTCGCTATTCGCCGTGCCGTCATTCGCCGTGGCACCTGGGTCAAGAAAATTCTCACCGATGTCGATTTTTTTCAGTGGTGGATTTATGATGCTGAGAAAATCACTGTTTTTGACGATCGCCGGAGTATTATTGCTCGTCCCGTAGGCAGTACTGGCACTCAGCAGCCTGCCGTTCCCCAGTTTGATGAGAAGACTCAGTCCTTCGATCTCAGTGCCATGCCGTCCGCCGTGGACGATCCCCGCGTCACTCTTCATCAATATGGTCAGGTGCCGGTTATTGTCTGGACTTCCGAGAAGGATAGTCTGCCGTTTATTTCTGATGCCTTTATTTCGCTTCAGGATGCCATGAATACCGCCGCTAGTTCTCACATGGATGATTTTACCGGAGACATTGGCGCCCTTTTAATTGCCACCGGGTTTCAAATGGGCGAGTTCGGCAAAATGGTCCTTGATGAAGATGGCAATTCCACCGGCAAGACCAAATATCAGCAAATGCAGGAGATGGGCGCGCTTTCGATCCCCTCGGATTCAAACGCATTCTTTATCACCCGTCAGCTTCCGTTCGAGAAGGCCAAATTCACTTTTGCCGAGCTTCGCGGCTTCATCTTTATGCTTGGCATGGCTCCCGATCTCGCGCGAGCTATTGGCGTTACCGGCCAGACGACCGGTGTTGCCTTGAAGCTTCAATTTCAGGCCCAAGACGAGAAGTCATCCATCTCGATCAAGTACATCGAGGGCGCCGTCCGCCAACGCATTGCCTTGATCAATCGCATTTGGGGTATTTTGGGCCTGCCGTTGCTCGAAGACTATAAGATCACTTTCACGTTTTCCATCCCAGTCAACGAAATCGAACGCTGGCAGAATATTGGGTTTCTGGCTGATTTTCTTTCCGTTCCCGATCTCCTGAGACTCGTGGGCTCTATCAATGATCCCGAGGCGGCCTGGCAGCGTAATTTGGACGAACTTGTTGATCCGAAAGTGCGAAAGGCCATGATTTTTCAGGCCACCATAAACGGTAAATTTAAGGCTGAAGGAGATGTAAAAAATGGCGGACGAACAGACGAATCAGGCGGCGGAAGCGCAGGCAGTGAGTGATGTTGCCGTGAGTCCGGGTGCTGGGGCGGATGAATCGGCCAACAAGCAGGATGCGTTTGAGATGAAGCGGGATGCTCAGGGTCGCGTTATAATCGATGACAAAGCGAACTATACTGCCGAGCAAATCCGCTTGATGCTGGATTCTGAGGGCAGTCGCCGCGCCGATTATGCATCAAAAACTGCCGAGGCTCGTGTTCTGAAGGATCAGCAGGCGCAGTTGGAGAAGGAAAAGAACGCGCGGGCCGAGGAGCGGTTGCGTGAAAAGGGCGATTATGAAGAGATCAGCAAGCAACAGCAGAAGCGCATTGATGAGTTGGAGGCGGATGGTAAGAAGCAAGTCCTCGACCTCGCAACGTCCGCGATGCTCAATGAGTTGGAAGTTCCGGCTCTTGCCCCGCTCTACGCTCTCGATTTCGACACCATTGAAGGACGGAGACAGGCGGCGCAGTTTTATGTAAAGGCTGTTGCCGATGGAGTCGAGACTACCATTGCCAGACGGCTCCAGACCCCACCCCCGCCCAAGAGTAACGGCGCATCGGCGCCGGAGAAGCAGAAGGGTCTTGTGTACTCGACCATGAAGCAGTGATACTGAGTCGAGCCTAGGCCGCAAAATAACGAAAGGTGCAAATCATGGCAACACTCGGAGCAGACGAACTTACGCTCTTGGAGCTCGCCAATCGGACCGATGACGGAAATATCGCTTTGATTGCCGAAGTGCTCTTGGAGCAAAACGAATATTTGCAAGATGCGATTTTTCTGCCGGCGAACAAGATGACCGGGCATCAGTGGACGGAGCGACTTGCTTTGCCCACAACTGGCACTCGCCGGATCAATGATGGCGTCGCGAAGCAGGCGAGCAAGACCCGGCAAAATATTGAAGATCTCAATCTCTACGAAACGCATTCCCAGGTGGATCGGGAGCTCGTCACAACCTCTCCCAATCCTTCTGCTACGCGCGCCCAGGAAGACTCCGCGTTCGTGCAGTCGATGGCCAATCAAGTGGCCTCCGACTTCATTTATGGCAATCGTGCGAACGATCCCACGAAGCTCCACGGGCTGGCTGCCCGTATGTCCGCTCTCGATGCGCCGCGGATCATTGGCGCTGGTGGGTCTGGTGGCGACACAACCAGTATTTTCGTGGTTCAGTGGGGCGCGGATGCCGCCTACTTCTTCTTCAATCCCAACTTTCCGGCGGGTTTGGAGATGAACGACAAGGGCGAACATCTGGTTGATGGCGAAACTGCCGGCACCAGGTACTTTGCGTTGATCACACAGTTTGTTCAGCGTCTTGGTCTGGCTGTTATCGACCCGGCGCGGAATATTGCCCGCGTCGCCAATATCGAATCGACCGGCTCCAGCAACATCTTTGACGAAGACCTTCTGATCAAGTCCACCAACGAGTTGCGCATTCCCGGCAACGCCTCGATTCTGGTCAATCGCACTGTTCGGGCGCAGATGCAGATTCGCTCGAAGGACAAGACCAACGTGAATTACACCTCCGGCGACATCAACAAACTGTCCGGCCAGCCGCAGTTGTTCTTCAACGGCATTCCGATCCGCTTGATGGATGCCATCGTGGACACGGAGACTGCGGTCGCCTAAACAGGGCGGGAGAAGTCTTTTCGCTTAACACTCGATTCAAGGAAGGAAAAGATCATGATTCAAGACTTTCAACTCGTTTTCAGCGATGCCCAGGATATCACTGGTGATGCCGTATCCGATAATGTCGTCGATACCGGGGTTGCGGATGCCAACATGGGCGCTGGCACCCCGAAGATGCTCGACGTGCGCGTGGATGCCAACGATTTTGACGGTGGCACGTCGCTCATCGTCAATTTGCAGGATTCCGCCGACGACAGTTCGTTCGCCACAATCTTGAGTAGTGGCTCGCACCTGCAGGCCGCTCTCGTGGCCGGGTTTATCATCTGGCAGGTTCCGATCCCGTCAACGCATCGTCGCTACCTGCTGCTGCAATACGACGATACCGGCGCGTTCACTACTGGCGCCATCAACGCTCACATTGTGCTCCAGGCGCCCAGCCCGAACGTGTAAAACCAGGTCGTCGTTTGAACCCAACGCGAAGGCGTGTGACGTGGCCGTGCATGCCTTCGCCAATTTTGTAAAGGAGAAGATTGTGAAAAATAGAATCGTATTCACTCTGGTGGCTGGCGTGTTTTCCGCCGTCTGCCTGTTGTTGCTTTCCGGTAGCATTCGCTTCGAAGACAAAGCGGATGGGTATCACTGGAAGAGTGGCTCCAACAACGTGTTTTTCATCAATCCCAGCGGCGTGCAGGTCACTGGGACGAGTACTGTCTCTGGCGCGTCCACCTTGACCGGCATCGTGACTCTCGGGGCGGCGCTCAATGGCGACGTGGAGGCCGTGACGGGCGCTGAGACGATCGACGCCTGGGGAGCCTCGGAACTCGATGGAACATCCGCTGGTGGGGCTGGGGCGGCCCTCACGCTGGGTTCGGCGACTGTCACTGGCACGATCAAGACGATTTCGATGCAAGAGGCGACCACCTCGTTCACCTTGACCGTCACGAACCACAATACCACCGATCCCGAGGAGTTCTTGTTTGATGCCGTCGATGAGGCATTGACGCTGAACTGGACTGGCACCGAGTGGATCACTCTCAACGCGACTGGCGTGAGTACTCCGTAGGATCGTCAAACTTAAAGAAGGAGGGCGTTATGCCCAAGTATCGATGTACGGAAAAGTGCCACCATCTTAACCGGCTGTACGAGCCGCATCTCGATCCCATTGTGACCTTTGACGATCCGGCCGGCGAGAGCGAACGAAAGCCGCCGCTGAATCATAAGGGTGAGGTTGTTCATTTCGAGGAAATTGCGGAAGGCGACCTTCGTGTTCGGGAGAATGAGGTTCTCGATTCCGAGTATGCTGCCGAACTGAAAAAAGAGGAGGCGGTTGTCAAGAAAAAAGTGACCATCGATCTGCTCGAAAAGAAATCGGATGTAAAGTCCGGCGACATGAAACCCAACACCGAGTCCAAGTCGCCGGCGCCGGGCGCCAAAAAGTAGGTTTCCCGCGTCCGGGTGAAAATCAAATCGCGGCCTTGCGCGGTCGCTCTTTTCACTCGGCGCCCGGACGCGGGAAAACTCTTTACGAAAGGAATCGATCCATGAGAAAATTAATGGTGCTTGGCGTTGTCGGATTTGTTGCCCTCGCCTTGCTGGCTTACGGGGTGCTTACCGACACCAATCTCCCGGAGAACCGTCCGGGCAAGGTCATCATCTCGCGGTCGACCGCTGTCACTGGCGCCGTGAGCGAATCCTTGGCCCCCGACGGCGCGTTTAAGCTCCACTGGGTAATGATCCACTACACTGCGTCTGTTTCCACTGGCGCATTCACTGTCACGCTCGACAGTGGGGTCGACAGCGCTTATGACGTGTTGTTGCATTCGACGACTCTTAGTTCCACCACGGATATCATCTTTCAGCCCACGCGGCCATATTATTTTCAAGATGGCGATGAGATCGACGTGGCCGCCCCCGATAAAACCACCACTTACGGTTTGACAATCTGTTTGGAGCGAATGAATTAATGGGTGTGCTGGAAAGTAGGTGAGGAGTATGCGAAAACGAACTTTGATTGTGTTGGCTTTTGTTTTCATTTCGCTTGCCGCCTGGTCGGCCGTCACGCTTAATGGAAAGGTTTTTGTCGAGGCTGTTGATTTCTTTCTCCAAGTTGCCCAGGGAAATATTAGTGGCAAATCGGGGATCAATAAATTCGGCCGCGCCTCCAATGTCGATAACGGTGTCGCGACTGATATTTGGGATGGCGCCAACGCTACCACCGATCAGGATATTTGGATCGCCCCCACTCAGGCGCGCATTCATCAAATCACTTCCGGTTCCGCCAGCGATGATGGCGATCCGGTTGGCGTTGGCGCGCGTACCATCCGCATCTCTGGCCTTACTTCTTGGTCTGCCTTGGAGGTAAGCGAGGACATCATTCTCAACGGTGCTTCGGACGTGGCCACCGCCAATGTTTATGTCATTATCCATCGCATGCAAGTGATCACCAAGGGCGCAACGAATATCAATGTCGGGATCATTACCGCCACTGCCGACACCGATGGCACGATCACCGCGCAGATCAATGCCGGTCAAGGTCAGACACAGATGGCTATTTACGGCGTCCCCAGCATCCAAATTGCTTATATGACCAAGTATTACTCCTCGTTTAATAAGTCTGGCGGCCAAACCGGCGCAATTGACCTTTCGTTGCTAGTCAATCCCGGGCCTGATGTCGAGATTATTAATTTCCTCACCAAGCACACTCAGGGTTTGTTTAGCGTCGGCACCAGTCTCCAGTATCATAGATTTGAACCCCATTTTGCAATTTCTGGTCCGGCTATTATTAAGTTGCAGGCCATTGGAAGCGCCGATAATCTTGACTTGAGCGGCGGGTTTGATTTGATTCTCGTGGACAATTAGGAGAGGGTGACATGGCGACCTACGAAGAGCTTTTTAATTTGCGTAACGAGAGCGCGCTGAAGAATCGCGTGACCGTGGCGTGCGTTGTTACTGCGGAGAAAATCAGGGCCGGCACAGCACCGTTTGAAGTCGGACATGCCAAGCGGTCGGCGCATGAGACATGGGCGCAACAGGCGCTTGCCAATCCTGCATCTGTGGCTGATTCCGTCTTTTGGGCCGTGCTAGGGGCCAATGCCAGCGCGACCGTCGAGCAAATTACTGGTGCGAGTGACGCGGCCATCCAGACGAACACGGATGCAGTTGTCGAAGACCTGCTGGCGATCTAAGGAGCAGTGGAATGGCAACTGAAATTCTCATAAAAAACGGCACGCCGATCGTGTGGGCGGATACGACTGATTACAATCCGGCGGCGGGTGTGATTTGGGCTCGCACACATCAACTCGACCTCACTTCTCTGGCAACTACAGCCGCTCAACAGGGAGCAAAAGCTGATTTAGGAGCCACGCGTGCTGCTGCGTTTACTGTGCGTTTGTGTCCTGAATTTGATGTTGCTCCAGCCAGCGGACTTCAAATCGCCGTCTATTTCAGTCTTAGTAAGTCGGCGACCGCCGGACTTGACAATCCTGGATTTCTTACTGGTGCGGATGCGGCATATACCGGAACCACTGGTGATTCGATCGCGGATTCAGTGAAGTTGATGAATGGGCCTTATGTATATAACACCACGTCAGATGTTGCACCAATAAGTCTTCCGGCGAACATCGGGATTCTCTATGCAACTGAACGTTATGTTTCCCCGGTAGTTTTTAACATTGCAACAGGACAGGCTTTTGAGGGTGATGCTGTGGAGATGTTTTTGGCTCTCGATCCAATTCCAGACGAGTTGCAAAACTAATGCTTAGACGCTCACTTATAACGCCGTCCTACGTTCAAGGGTTCGCTCGCTCGCAAGGTGAGGCGCAGCATCCTGGATTATGGCCTGATGGCGGTGCATGGATTCCGTCGCTGGGGCCGAGTGGGGCAACGCTATATGATGTGAGCGGGTACGGCGTCAATGGCACCCTGGTCAACAGGGACCCGGGGACCGACTGGGTAATTGGCGAGAATGGATACGCGTTGAATTTCGACGGCATAGATGGCTATGCGGATCTGACGCGCCCCTCTCTAATAAACCTCGGGACTATTTGGTCGGTTGTGATTTCCACCGATTGGGATAGTGCCGTTGGAGTCGGAAACAAACACGCTTTTGATGGGCGCGGCGCGGGAAGCGAGGTCCTGGCTTTTAGGTATGCCGCAAACGATGTGTTTATCAGAGATTCCGGAGGGACATTTACAACACTGTCGATAACGTTTGCTGAAGGGCCTCATCAATACGCGGTTGTTTCTGACGGGATTGATTCTATTACATATAATGATGGCGTAGAGTCGGATCGCGCTAACACGGTTATTGATTTGGTCTCAATGCAAAATATCAGCATTGGCGCACAATTTGCACAATCCGAGTGGGGCGGGCTTATAGATTTCATCTATATATATAATCGCGCCCTCTCTCCCGCTGAAATAACCCAACTCTATGCCGACTCGCTCGCCCCCTTTCGCCTGCGCGACCGGCGGGCGTTTGTTGCTGTTCCGGCGGTGGGTTTTATCCCTTATCCGCACCCGATACTTCCTGAAATGCAGGGAGGGCTTGTTGCATGATAGTTCAAGCAGGTTCGGTAAATGTCACGACCTATTTCAAACTCCGCAATACCTCGAATGGCCAAGCGACTACCGGGGCAACGATTACCGATATTGATTTGCAGTATGTTCGCAGCGGCGTAGTCCCAGTGGCGAAGGTGGACGCAACGGCGCTGGCGGCGACGGACAGCGCGCACGCGGACAACAAGGCGATTGAGGTCGATGGTATTGATCAGCCCGGACTCTATCGCGTGGACTGGCCGGCGGCCGCTTTTGCGTCGGGCGTGCGCGAGGTGATTCTGACTGCAAAATTGGCGAGTTCGTTCGTGGAGGACATTCGCGTCGAACTCTCGCCGGCGGTCAATGTCGTGGCGGTGGATGATGACGAAACAGCTGCCACCAACCTTAAAACCCTGTATGATGGAGTTGAAGGGTTTGGTCCAGCTTATTCCGGTTCCCGTGGTCCAGGCGTCTATCTCAACGATGCCGCCGCAAATACGAATACAGTTAATGGTGAAGACGGTACTTGGAATAAGCCAGTTTCAACCATTGCCGCCGCAAAGATCATCGCGGACAGCCTCGGCATTGATCGTATTTATTTGGTGAACAACTCGTCCATCACCTTGGTTGCCACGATGGAAGATTATGAGTTTGTTGGAATCGGGGAGATGAGTGTAAATATAGTCAATTTTGGCTCACAGGATGTAGATAGATCGGTCTTTTACAATCTACTTCTTACCGGTGCTCAAGGTGGCACGGAAAGATGTCAGGCCAAAGGTGCCTGCCTTTTGGCCATCACGGGAATGGAGATAACCGCGTTGGCGTGTTTAATTGCTGATGGCACTAGTCTGGTGTTGCGCGATGATTGCGCTTTTGATTCGTGTTTCAGCGCGGTGGCTGGTGGAAGCGCTCCCACGCTGGACATCAATTCGGTGTCTAACGTTAATGTTTATGTCCGGCACTACTCAGGTGGCTTTAACGTGGCTAATGCCGTTGCCACAACCGTTATGTCCTACGAGGCCATTGGTCAATTAACTATCGACGCAACTTGTACGAGCCTTACGATAGCGGCCCGAGGCATTCTGACTTATACTGATAATGGAACGACAACAAACCTGATAGGCGATGCGGTGGTCAACCGTACTAATATTAATACAGAAGCCGACTTAGCTCTTACGGATTACGATCCGCCGACTCGCACTGAAGCAACCTCGGACAAGGATGCAATTATCACGCGGGGAGATGCCGCTTGGGTAACTGGAGCTGGCGCCGGGGCCGGTGCAATTTCATTTCCCTATACTCTGACCAATTCCACGACTCTTCTCCCCATTGCCGACGCCGATGTCTGGGTCACTCTCGATCCGAATGATTCTCAGACCGGCGTTATTGCTTCAGGCAAAACCGATCAAGATGGTGTGGTGACGTTTCTTTTGGATGCTGGTACGGTTTACTTCTGGCGTCAAAAGACCGGTATTGATTTTGACAATCCTGATACTGAGGTGGTCTCATAATGGCTGGAAGTGGCACGGGTTCACCTTCAAGTTCCCCCGCAGTCGATCCGGCGACGACGGCGATCAAGACGCGCGTGACGGATCTGATCGATATTAAGTTGTCGGACAGTGAAGTGGATGCGACGATCGACCGCTATGTTGACAATGCCATTCAGTACATCAAGGCTCAGATTGTCCAGGATCGCTTTCCTTGGGTGCGCCAAGGTTTTAGTCAGAGCGTTGCGTCTCCCATCGAAGACCTGACTAGTCTTGCAAATAATGAGTTTCTGGTATCTATTGATGGGTCTGGTGCGCAAGAGATTGAGCTCACTTTGGCAAACTGTGGCAGCGGCGCGCTTACCGCCGCCGAGATGCAGACGCAGATCCGTGCTGAGTTTAGTGCTGGCCAGTCTAATTTTTGGTCGTTCAATAATACTATCGTCGTCTTCAGTGGCGGGCTTTACATTGTCACCAGTCCAACTTACAGCTCGCGATCTGTTGTCAAATTTTTTAGTGCTTCCGACGAGCGAGAGGTCATTGGCGCGATGGGTCTTTCTCCTCTCCACGGTGGCATCGAGCAACCTGGCCAGGAGCGCGATGAGATGCTTGAGGAAGCCGCCGCTCGAGTTGTCGTCAACATGTACCGTGAGACTCGGTTGCGCCCTGAGTTACTGGAACGCGGCGTGACCATTTCCGGTCTGCGCGCTGGTGGCTTTCAAGCGGTTGACGAGTTTGCGCAAAGCATCATTCAGAACCGCCGGCCACTCATCGTCTAAAGGATCGGTCAATGAGTGAATCCCAGTCTCGTTATTTCGCTCCCATTTTTGCTTTTGGCAAGACCGGCGAGAAGCTGACCACGTCCAGTGGTATTGCCGCCGGCGCGTTGTCGATTGAACTGGATAATACCGACGATGCTTTTGTTCTTGGCGATAATCTCTTTCTCTCGGAGAACGATAACAGCGAGCCTCAGTTCCTCGGCGCCATTGAGTCGATTACGCCCGCCAAGACCGCAATCACCATCAATATCCCCGTCAATCTCTCCAAGGGGGCCAACGCGCGCGTCTGGAAGCCCACCACGGCCTTTCAGTTCGAGATAGGTCCTGGACGAGGGGTTGGCCATCGAGCGCTCACGGGTGTTGCCACACGCATTTCCCGGGGTGGCGTGCCGTTTGGAACACGCACTTCTGATAATGTCGATATCATCCAGTTCCAGTTCAATCGAGAGAATTGGGGGCGTGCCTTTGATTGGCGGGGCGTGATTGATTATGTCCGCACGAATCGCCGTGGCACCCTCGATTCCTTCTCTCTTGCCTATTGGGATCCTTACGAGTCCGTTGGCGGCGTCCCCAAGTGCGATGAGGTGCGCCTGTTCGACAAGCTTGCCGGCTCAACGGATGACGCCGGTTTCGAGTCCATGCTTTTTGATGCTGACGATGCCGTGGCCAATCGCTCGAAGGCCGAGCATCTGCTGCGCTTTATCATCCTCAACGAGGCGACTTACAAGACCTCCTAGGAGTCGCCGTCGTGACTAAATCCCTTTCCGTGTCCCAAGCCGCTGAAATCCTCAAGACCAATCTCGATCTCCAACCCATTCTCAAGGTCGAGTGGCCGCAGCCGTTTGGGACGATCCACTACACTCTTCGCAAGGCCGATGGGACGAATGATGTTGGCTTTCGGATCGATCCCGCCTTGTTGTCCAAAGCTCTCCTGCTGGGTTGGCCGCAGATCAAGCGCGAGATCGATATTGCCGTTGACGCCCGCATTCAATTTTTCCGCAGTGAGATCAGTGTTTTCAACGATCCCGACGATCCCAACCGTATCGAGCAAATCTTTACGCAAATCTCAACCGTCAAGGGATCCGCCGCCACGCTCTATTACGTTTTCGATCCCGGCGATGGCTCCGTGACTTCCGCGGACTGGATCAACCTTGGTGATTTCGAAGTTGAGGATTATTTCACCACCACGACCAATGCGCGATTAATTCTGGTCGATATTGTTCGCTCTTCTCTGATTCGGCGCCCCGGCATTCTGGTCTCTTCCGACGATTTCCCCGACGTGCCCATTGGTTCCATCAACAAGCTCATTCCTTACATTTTTGGCGAAGTGACCGATGCCCTTGGGATCCTTACTGAGTTCGGTCGGCGCACGTCCCTTCAAGCCAATATAAATGACAGTGTTGGCGTGATCCCTGTTTACGATGTCACGGGGTTTCCGGCGTCCGGGACGATTATCATCGGCGCCGAGAAAATTAGCTACACCGCCATCGACAGTGGCGCCGATCCTCCCACCATTGGCACTGCCGGCACTCCTGCAAGTCGCGGTGTCAATTCCACCGTCGCCGTCGCACACAATCAGAATCAGCTTGTTCGAGAAAAGCTTGCCCGCTATCGTTACATCGCCAGTTACCATTTCAGCATCTCGAACTTGAACGTACGGATCGACAATGTACCTTTGACGCTCACCACCGATTACGTCATTACTGAAACCACGCTCAACGATCATGCCATCACCTATATCGACGTGACGCAAATGCCGACGATTGGCACCGTGGGTGGAGACTCTGTCGCCGATGAACTGGACGCCACGCTGCTGGTTGACGTGAATGGAATTGAAGATCCTGACAGCGCCGGGAACGTGTTGGAGGATATTGCCGGGGTGATAAAATTCCTCGTCACTGATTCCGACTTTGCCAATCTCGATGTCTCCCTGCTCGACACTACTCTGCTTGATGTCTCGATTACAGCTATCGGCGCCGGCTCCTGGAAGCTCGCCCGCCGCGTCTATCGCCCGCCCAACACCACCATCCAGACTATCGAAGAAACCCGCCCGACCAATCTCGACCTGCTCTCCGAAGCCTGTTGGAACGTGGGTTTGCGATTGTCCTGGAATGGTTTTCAGTTCAAGATATTCGATTCGCTCAAAGCCACGACCGCCGACGCCGTGCGAACGCTTGATGTTGACGATATGTTCCCTGGCGATGAAAATCAGAATGTCAGGAAGCGTTTCGATCGCGAAGAGACCATCATTAATGATTTAATCTACTGGTACGAACGGGGGTTTCTTTCCGATGCCGGCTTTAAGTCCTCCACGTCGGTCGCCGATGCAATCTCCCAGGCGCAAAGCTGGGGCGTGCAGACGCGGAACATCTTCAACGAGTGGGTGCGCGATGTCACGACCGCCTCCGGGGCCGCCGCCAAGATGCTCGCCGACAACGCCTGGCGCAATATTCCCATTGAAACGTTCATGTCTCTGCGCCAGATTGATTTTGACCAGGGTGATCAGGTCATCTTCAACGATCCCATCAGCGCTCTTGACAACGTTCCTTCGCGCTTGATCGGCACGCGCTTTTCCACTCTCGATCAGATCGAATTAAAGGGCGTTCTCTCCGATCGCCGGTTTCGGATCTGGGAGCACGACATCGCTCCCGCCGATGCCGTCACTTTCATCGACGCCTACGACGGTTTCCTGCGTTGGTTCTTTGTGATCGACAACGTGATCGTGGCGCAGCTTTCTTTCGATGGTTCACTCTTCATCAAAGGTGAGATTATCGAAAATCCGTTCACCGGGGAGACCGTCGAGGCCGCCGTCGATGGCGGAGGGGTAATCGAGTATGACGGGACCGGAACGAACATGATCGTGTTCGCCGTTGAGAATGAAGCGGCCACTGATTTCATTCGGGTGATGACGTTGGACGTGAACGGAAATCTGGACCTTTACGAATTGGAGGAAGGCGACTATCCGTTGACTTCCGCGGCCTCGCCCGCCTTTGGTTCTTTTCCGCAGGCCGCGCCCGTTGGTCTCAATGCGTATTATCTCTGGGATAGCGCTAGTTCCTCCACCCATTTCACCCTCGATCTGTCCCGGACCTTTCTGCAATTGGCGCGGGTGATTGTAGCTACGAAAACAAATGCGAGACTCAAGATAAAGGAGATTATCGAAAATGCTTTCTAACCGAATGCAAACTATCGTCAACGTGGTGGCCGCTTTGATTTTCTTGGTCGTAATGATCTTTCTGCTTTGCACGAATGGTTTTAGCGCAAAAGTAACCGACGTGAATATCGGCACGACCGCCACGCCCGCCGTCTATGACTCCACCGTGGTGATCGACCGCGACGTCTCTGACAACATGACTTTCAAGGATGCCTTCAATGCAGCCGTCACCCTCTCGCAGCTCTTGACGAGTGAAACCGGGGAGCTTACCACAACCTCCGCCGATCTGCGCTACGTCAATATCGTGGGCGACACCATGACGGGTTTGCTTACTGGCACCGCGCTGACGATGACGGGTAATATTCTGCTCAATGGCGGAACGTTTATCTACAACGAGGCCGGCGCTGATCTTGACGCGCGCTGGGAGGGTCTGTCAAATATCAACCTCTGGTTTCTGGACGCTGGGAATGATCGCATTGGGATTGGGACTGGCGCCCCGAGCGTGCTTCTCGACGTGAACGGGGCGCTGAGCGCTTCCGGGAATATCGACTTCGACGGTGGGTCGTTCACGTTCAATGAGTCGAGCTCCGATCACGACTTCAGGGTGGAGAGCAATAATAATATCGGCATGTGGTTTATGGATGCCGGCAACGATAGAATTGGTGTAGGGACGATTTCTCCCACCGCGACATTCGAGGTCGATGGCGCTACTTCTTTTGGCTCTGGGTTGTTCATTTTCAATGATGACGGTGGTGATTTTGACGCTCGTTTCGAGGGGCTCAGTGAGCAAAATCTTTGGTACTTGGATGCCGGCAACAACCGGATTGGAATTGGGACTAATGCTCCGATAGACGAGTTGCATTTGTTTATTTCTGATACTGGTGGCGCCCCAAGTGCGCCCAGTCAATTCACTATCGAGGACGTCAGTGCGCCAGGTATAACTTTGCTTGCCGGTAATACCGGCATTAGCTCTCTCTTCTTTGGCGATGTCGACGATCCTGATGTTGGAATAATTTTCTATGCTCACGATTCCGATCTTTTGACATTTCAGGTCGGCACTGTCGAGGCGGTTAATCTTTCAGCTAGTGAGACAGTATTCAATGAAGCTAGCGTTGATTTAGATTTTCGCATCGAATCTAACTCAAATGCCAATCTCTTTTTCATTGATGGCAGTGATAATTCTATTAGCATGGATGGTCCGGTTACCATCAATGAATCTGGCGCGAGTATAGATTTCCGTGTTGAGACCAACACCGAGCAGTGGGCCTTGATGGTTGACGGCAGCGCGAACCAGGTCGGTATAATGATCAGCGATCCCCAGGCCGCCCTGCATGTCGCCGGGAGCTTCAAGACCACTGGCACCGTTGATCTGGACAACGCCGTCACGATCAATGAGTCCAGCGCCAATCGAGACATGCGCGTCGAGAGCAATGGGAACGAGAATATGTTGTTCGTGGACGGCGGGACGAATCGTGTTGGCGTGGGCACGGGGACTCCGGGCGTGACGTTTGACGTGGTTGGGACTATTCGTTCAAATAGTCTCCTCAAGAGCTTGGGTGATCTCGAGGTTTCGTCCACCGCTGATATTGGTGGCCCTTTAAATTATAATGTAGCTTCCGGGGATAACGACGCACGCTTTCATACAACCGGCACGTCTGACACTCTGAGAATCAATGCCGGGACGGATCGGGTGGGCATTAATATTGGATCTCCCACCCAAAAACTCGACGTTGTTGAAGACCGGGCCAACGCCTACGCGGCGCGTTTTTTTAACGATGGCAATGATTCCAGTCGCTGGGGGCTTCTGATCCAGACTGGCACTGATGCAGGTAGCGATGGGGATATTCTCGTGGATTTCGAGGATGGTGACGGGACAAATATCGACTCAATCGTTATTTCAGGTGGCGTGGCAAATTTTGCCAGCGCGTCGGACGAGCGCATGAAAGATAAAGTTAGGCGAGCGGCGCTTTACGATGACGGAACTCTCGACTCGTTATTCGGCGAAGGTGATGTTCAGGTGATAGATTTTTCGTGGAAAGAACGTCCGCATCTTGGAACCTGCACGAATTTCTCGGCGCAGAAAATCCAGGCGGCTTTTCCCGGCGCCGTGATCGAGATTCATGGTGAGTTGCGATTGATGCTCAGCAAGCTTATTGCACCGATGTTTGCCGAGTTACAGAATCAGCGCAAGGAGCAGAATCTCCAGCGCCGGCAAATCGACTGGTTTCGCGCCGAAGCCGAGAAGCGTGGCTGGGATATGAGCACGTTTCCCTTGGAATAGAGACCGCCTCGGCTGTTGTTGGCTGGGCGGTCTATGAATAATCAGGAGAAAGAGAAAACCATGAACGAAAACGAAGCGGCTGCACGCCTTCGCCGGGCAACCGATCCGAAGGGGCCGCCGGTATCCGGCCCAGGCTGGATGCCCGTCGGAACGGGGCGCTTAATCTTGGCGCTGTCCGTCGTTTGGTCGGCAATCATTTTGACCGGCGTTGCCATGATTATGAAAATGCCAGCGGAGACGTTCGCTTTACTCTCGCCGATTTATCTTTGGGCGGGACAGGCCTTCGAGAAATATTTTGCAACTCGGAACGGAAAACCATCAGGATAGGGGTATCGCGATATGCCATACGGAAAAGAATTGATTTTGGATCTGCATAAGTGCAACCCGAAGAAATTCACCAGGCGGGCGCTTAAACGGTTTTTAAAAGTTCTCTGTAAGAAAATCGCAATGGAGAGATGCCAATTACATTTTTGGGATTACAAGGATTGCCCCGAGGAGCATGCGGCCGCTCCAGACCACTTGAAGGGCGTTTCGTGCGTTCAGTTCATCAGCACTAGCAACATCACGATCCATGCTTTGGACGTGCTGCAAAAGGTCTTCTTGAATATTTTTTCGTGCAAAGATTTTGATGCTGAAATCGTTTCCGCTTTTGCGGCGGAGTATTTCGAGGGCGAAGTTATTACTAAGAAAACTGTGGAAAGGGTTTAGCGATGATTGGTGTACTGATAATTCCTACAGGGATCGAATGCTTAATTGGCGGACATGCCGGAGATGCGAGTCCAGTGGCAAAGCTACTTGGCGCGTGCTGCGACAGATTAATTTTGCATCCGAACGTGGTGAATGCTTCGGACATTAACGAGATGCCGGACAACGCGCTGTACGTTGAGGGGTCGATGCTGGATCGTTTTCTTGAGGGCGACATTGAACTGAAAGAGCGGAGAAGAAACAACGTTCTGGTAGTGGCGAATTCACCATTGACGGGGGCTACGGTGAATGCAGTTTCAGCGGCTCGTGCGACAATCGGACTGGAGGCGCGAGTGCTCGAGCTCGAGACGCCTTTAATGATGATTGCTCGAATAGAGAACGGTCAAGCGGCCGGAGATGTGCGGGGTTGTGATGGTCTTGTCAAGCAAGTCTCCGAGTACGAGTTTGATGCTTTGGCGATCCACACGTCGATAGCGGTGGGGCGGGAAGTCGTTTTGAACTACTATCACAACGGCGGGGTGAATCCGTGGGGTGGGGTGGAAGCTTTAGCCTCTAAGATGGTGTCTGAGCGCTTGGACAAACCCGTGGCGCACGCCCCTCTTGATACGACTCCAGCCGCCGATCGGGAGCTAGATCGGATATACAATGAGATACTTAAGCCTGAAATCGCGGCTGAGTCGTTATCCACATCATACTTACACTGCGTGTTGAAAGGATTGCACAAGGCTCCAGTCATCGGAAACGGAATTAGCGTCGGGGACGTAGATTTTCTCGTCTCTCCTTTTGGATGTTTTGGTCGGCCACATCGCGCGTGCCTGAAGCGCGGGATTCCCATTATTATTGTCAGGGAGAACAGCACCGTTTTAAGCGATGCAATTCCGTCTTCGGATGTGGTTATCATAGTAGGGAATTATTGGGAAGCAATTGGCGTTATCATGTCGATGAAGGCGGGAATACACCGTGGATCGGTGAGGAGACCATTTCAGTATACCGAATTGATAACCGGAAAACCATCAGGAGGGTAGCAGCATGGCGGTGCTAACGAAAAAAGATATTGCCGAAGTGGTCGAGGCGTCTCAGGCCAACATGAAACAGCAGGTCGCGCAAATCCACAAGGCATATTTCGGCAATGGCAATCCTGGCATCAAGACTGAAGTCGCCGTGCTCAAGACGCGCGTGGTGCTGCTTTATGGGATGCTTGGCGTTGTTGGGATGGCCGTGTTGGCGATTATCGGGAAGCTTATTGCGAGCCATTTGGGAGGATGACATGGAAGAAGCAATGGTGCTGGCGAGGGTCAGAAGGCTGAAAGCCCAGATGGTCACCGGGAAAGCTCTTGAGTAGGGCAAATCCATGCTGTAAGGCGTCCAGGATCGACGATCTCACTGCTGGCGGCCCCCCCCGTGGGGAGGTTCTGGGTCTCTGGGGCCGTGGTGGGGTCGGTGTGGGGTCGGACGTACTGTCTGGCGCGGGGTGGTCGGCGAGGATGGATAGTGCATGTTTTGCCATGCTGCGCGTAGCACCACATTGACACTCCGACAATGCAAGCATTTCATATTTCATTTTATTCACAAGCTCGGCGTGGGCCTGCTCGGCGGCGTATAAGAGTTCTACTCCGACATCAACCGTTTTCCCTGCCAGGATGGCGCGCTTCTCCGTTTCCAGCAGTTCCTTGATCCGCGCCGCTGGCTTGTCGTCTCCCAGGTCCGCGCAGGCACTGAAGGCAGCAATCATTTTTTCTATTGGCGGAAATTCTTGCTCGCATAAAGTGAAAACTGTTCGCATTCCATGTTGAAACGCTTCACGCATGTCGTCTCTGTGCCCACCGCCATAGGTCATCAGGCACCCCTGTCGATAATCGTCCCATGTTTTCATTTTCGGCGCCCCAACCTCTTGAGCCTGCGAGAACTCCGGCGTCCGCTCCTTGGCGAGTTTGTCCCGCAGGTGCGTGGTATTCGCGTCCATCCGTTCTGCGTTATACGTTAACCGCTCAACATCCTTCAACGCTTGCGTGAATTCGGCCTCGGCCTTCTCGGCGCGCTCGCATAACTGTCCTAGAGCATATATGACCCCCATGTATGCCGTTCCATCTGCAACAAGGCCGTGCGATGAGATTTCCGGTATCCCCCTAATCATCACAACTTGATCGCGCCAAGACTTGGAGACTTTCCCCCGCTCCTCGTTTTCCCCTTCCAGCCGCTCGATCTCCGCGTCCTTCTCGGCGATGGTAATGGCGCGGCGGTCGAGTTCGGCCGTGTGCCCGCTGAGCGTATTCCTGATAGTACCGGCCTGTCTGTCGATTAGCTCAAGTAAAAATGCAATGTCCGCCACATTCTCAGATGGGAAGCCAGTCTTGTAGTCTTGTTTTATTCTTTCGAGATTATCGTCACTCCAATTCCAACTCATCTCATGCCTCCCAGTCGATCAGTTTACGTCATGCCTCGGCGGCGACGTCACAATTATCCCTAGTTTATTATAAGACGTTCATTCCTTGCAGTACCTTTACTGCGCCCCACAATAATCCCGCCGCCATTGCAACGAATAGAAACATGCTAAGCAACGAGAGAAGTAATAATTCCCAGAGTTTTAATCTCATCTCACTTCTCTCCTTTCGCCGCGAGCCAAGCCTTGCGCCATGCGGCGGATTGGGATTCGGCATCGTTTATCGCTTCTTCTATTGCTATCCTGCATGGCTCATGTTTACATCTACCATCTTTATCGCAATCCAAAAAGGGCATCCGCCCACCGTATAAGTCTTGACAGGGCCATCCATTTAGATCAAAGAATCCTTTCAGCCGCTCAACCTCGCTTTGCCAGGCGAGGATGCCTTTAGGCAGAACGATTGATTGATAAGCAATCCATGCCACCCACGTTTTACCGTCGTCGAAAGATATTTCGATTAATGGATTCCCTCTGAAGGCGTTAAATGCCAACCTAAAGCGAGCTACGTCTTTCCACTCGCTTTCTGGTGGCAACTTCAACACCCGGCGTTCTGGCGTCGATTTTTTCACGGCATATCCTCTTTGCCGTCCGGCCAGGGTAGATCGTAGCTATCCGGTGCATCCTCCCAGTCCAAGTCAGCATTGCATTCCGGGCAACCGTCCATCAGACCACAGGGGCATTCTAGCGAGTCTGGGGGTTCTTTGGGCCCACGGGCAAGGATTGAAAATTCATCGTACGACATGAGAGTTTTCCTTGCGCCGCAGTTTTGAGAATCGTCCATTTATATCTCTCGGCATTTCCCTTGCGGCCTCTCTCTGCATTTCCCTGTCGTTGTCCGACCAGGGAAATGGTTGGAGCTGTAGCAAGGGGAGCGGGACGCCGGCCCCGCATCTCGATAGATCTTTTTGGTGGACAAGTTTCGGTTTATTCAGCATTCCGAAACGAACCAGCCAAAAGAAGTGACTTTTCTCCACTGCCAAAAAACGTTCGCCATTCTCTTGAGGGTCAATGAAATCAATCTTGCCGGTAAAAACACGCTTGGCTCCGCAGACTTGTCCTATTGCTGGCGGCCGCAGTTCCAGGCGAATAATGCGACGTATCCCATATCCGCTTTTCGGCCAAGATTCCGCGGCCACCGACACCCAATCACCAATCGCAAAGTCCATTTCAGAGTCCTCCAAAAGAAGATAATCCCATCATAACACCCTTGCTCTCCGCGTGTCAAGAACATTATGCCTTAATTCCTCCAGGTTGCTATTCGTATGCCAGTCCCCATGTTGGATTGCATCTTGAAACCACGACGGGACCATGTGCCAGGTTTGTGGTGATTTGGCGGGGTTCAGGAGGTCGGTGATCTGCTTGTCCAGCAGGTAGCACACACACCAGTCATCCACGCTTCGCATTGTCCGTCCGCAACCCTGCACGACCGTTTGCAGCATTGAACTCTGATACCAAAAATTTCCTATTACGCCTGAGTATGCCCGTGCCTTGACCACTTTGTCGCCTAGGTTCAGCCACGGTGCCTTGGCCCAAATCACGAAGCGTCCCAGATCGTCCCGCAGGTCAATCCCGCGTTCACACGACGGAGACAGGAGCACGAGTGGCTTGTCGGATTCCATGAATCCCGCGATGGCACTCTCTTTGCCACGTCTGCTTTCGTGGTAGACGAGTCGTGGCGACTTCAAGTGTTCCCGAATAAATTTGCAGAGCTTGTAGCTAACCCCATGAATTACGCCTTTATCGTTTTGGTGATGCTTCAAGATCGCGGCGATTTCCCGGCAAAGTTTTGGAGCTTCCGTATTGAACGTTTTAAAGGTCATGTTCGCGACCGGCGTCCTAAAAACTTTTCTGCGCGCCGGATCGAACGAGGACGGAATATCCCAGCGTTCGATGTTTTTGGCTGGCAATCCGAAAAGTGTCGGCAATATTGCTTGTGGCGGAAGCGTTGCCGAGGCCAGAATAAAACGATGAGCGTGTCGCCAAAAAACCGAGTGGGCCAGTTGTTCCGTGATCCAGATCGGTTTGAACAGCCAGCTATTGCCGAATCCCGAGTAGCTTTTTTCTTCCGTGAAAAGCCAAGTGGAGTCCACATTCAGAATGAAAGAGTCCAGGCGCGCCAGAAGGGATTTGTAGGCATCGACGCGCCGGCTCTTGTTCAGGAGGTCCCGGCCTCCGTATTTTCCCAGGCGTAATTCGAGGGCCAGTTTGTTTTTGGCGCGCACAACCGTCCCTTTCACCGCGCGTCCCCAAAACTTCCAGCGAGCGACACCTTTTTCATTCGAGGCCGATGCAAATTCAGGTCTTGGTAGAGACAGGTCCTTGATGATCGGGCCACTGATTCCTGGCGAGCAGAATTCGATCAGCATATTTTTCAGGACGTCAGCTTCATCGCACGCGATTAATCCGGCGCCTGAAAAGGTGTTCGCGAAGTTGGCGGCCAGAAAGAAGTATTGGTAGTTAAGGATTGCGATGTTGGCCACTTCTGCTTCTTGCCTGGCGATTTTGTAAGGGCAGAGAGCGTATTGACAGCCAAGCACTCGGCCCTGAGAGCAGTCGTCGCCCAGGCATTCAGGACAGGAGTAGTTTGAGCGGCCAAAGAGAACGGCCGCTTCTGGGAAATCCGCGTGGAGTTGCCGCTGGAGGTTCAGGGAGTGGCAGAGATAGATGCCCCCTCCGGCCATTCTAAGCGCCACCATGAGTTCCAGGCTCTTGCCGCACCCGGTAGGGCCGTCCTGGGCCACCACGGGCGCCACGGAGCGATTGACGGCGAAGTCAGCGGCCTCTGCTTGGTACGGACGGAAGGGTAAGCTGGCGAATTTGGCGAAATGGGTCTTTGCGGCATCAGGATTCATCTTCAACCCTTGACAGCGCCAGTTCCATTAGGTCCTCTCGGCCACGGATATTCCAGAGGTCGATTGATTCCTCGTCATCCATAGAATGTGGTCCACTAGCAAGACACTCAAGGCACTCCACGTCTCCGGCAGTATTAACCCCGGCTTCCTCGCCACAGAAAGGGCACGGCAACAAATCATCCATCGGTCAATCCTCCTGTAGTAGCTTTATGGCGCCCGCGCGCGCGGTGTACCGCGCAGTTTGACCGTACACGGTAAACGGTATACAGTAAACAGAACTACACACGCTAAGAGAACCACTTAGTTTTAATCACTTAATAGTTTTTCAAGCGCCGCATGTGATTGAATCAGATTCGCAACGAGGACATTCCGGTTTGGATGTTTGCTTCGAATAAGCCTATCTGCTGCTTTCTCGGCTTGTTTTTGCAGGTCGTTGATCCTGCCTTCTCGTGCAACCAAGTTCATATTTGCCACTGCGGCTTTGATTCCAGCTAGTTTTTTCTGGTCCGCCACGCTCAATTTTACCTTCGGATCAGCCTCAAGAACCGCGATAAAAGATGCTAGGCCCGTCAACACAATGGCCCTTTTCAAGGAGGCCGCATCGTCTCCATGCCAACCCTTCGGCAACAGTTCGCGGATTTTGTCTATCGAGTCATCAACCTCGGGCTGTAACCAGACGCTGAACATCTTGCGCTGGCCTCCCACGTTCTTCATGTTTGCCCCATTAAGAATGAGGCCTAGCAGATGATCCCTAAAAGCGTTCCAATTCATCATGCACCACCCATGCTCCGAAAGTGATTGTAGCACTCGATCAACCGGTCGAAGATCCAGCGGCGCACCATATCCTCGCTCGGGTTGCAGTAAAAATGGACTCCGTAGCGCACATTCAGCACCTTTAGGAAGCCGCGAACGTGTTCCGGTCCCAGCGACGTGAAGGCGTGGACCGGGGAAAAGAGCGTGCTCTCTGATTCGACGACACAGAGAGCACGAAAGAAAAAGCCATCCAGGCGGGAAAGCTTCGGGATTGTTTTGGTTTGGCGCTCTGATCCGATGTAGCTCATAAAATCGGAAAGGCGTTTCAGCTCAATGAAAATGCGATCCTCGAAACCTTGGAGCGAGTAATCCCCATTTTCAAGCTTTTTCCGACAGACAAACGGCAGCGATTCATCAAACAGGGGCTGTTGCTCCCTAGTGTCCTCAACGATCACGAATGCGCCGTCTGCTGGAATGGGTGTCTCGTTCCACGATGAGTATGGACCCTGCCTGGATGTGGGTAGTTCAAGCATCAGAAAGGAAGATCTTCCCCTTCTTGCCTTACTTCTGGTTCTTGCCCGGCTTCTTCGGCGGTCGCCGGCGGAGGCATGGCAGCTTGTGGTGGACCCGCAGCCGTCGTGGGCGCGGCAGTCGGTGCGGAAGCGGGAGCTGGAGCTGACGTCTGAGGACCTGTTTGCCCCACGGCGGAAGGCATGGCCGGATTTCCAGCGCCGCAAGCTTCGACTTGCGTCCAATTAAGGAAATCCCCATTCTTTTTGTCCGTGACCATTATCGTGCAGTTGACCAGATGTGCCGCCATCCAGGCAACTGGACCTTCGTCTATGATCGACACGTCTTTTCCTGGAAACGCGATGCAGAGTGCGTCAAATTTGCCGCATGCCTGAACTATGTTGGCCAGCATCCCGCCGTGTTGTTCTTTGAAGCTGCCTGTTTTCTGGAAGAACTGTGGCTTCTCCTTTCCGATGTTTTCCGGTGTTGACTGAAGGACTTTTGTCACCACCAGGACCGATTCGTTTCCCGTGTCGGTCGATGTGTGCTCCTTGATTGCCGTGATTTGTACTTGGTGTCGGCCGGCCGTGGTTGGCTCGCTTTTCGGCATTGTGCCGTCTTTCGTCGGCTGGTCCACGTTACTCTTCCTCCTCTATCCGCGCAATGCGTGTGTCTGCCACGTTGACCTGGATCCCGAAACGCCTCAGCACCGTGCCTGAATTGCGTGCCGCAGCTTCAGAATCAATCGCATTGATCTCATTGAACACGTTCCGCAAGCGCTTAGCTGCTGTATTCATCAAGCCAAGCGCCCAAGTTTCGGGATCGCTCTCCTTGAGAGATTTCTGTTTCGGCTTTTCAGCCGTTTCGTCTGTTGGCATGAAAAATAGCTCCTTTGATTGGATTGGTTGAGTGCGGGCCGGGCGCCACTCCGGCTCCCGCTTGACGCTACTGCTCGGTCCGGGTATCCCCAGCGGCGGGCCTAAGAGCTTATTCAGGCGTGTCTGCGACTTTCCACGCTGCCGCACTCCTTGAACAAAATGGTGAAAACGTAGATCGAACAACTACCGGCGCCGCAATGAACCGTCAAAACGAGAGCCGCAGATAGCCGCCGGAGATCACGTTCCCCTGGATGGGCGATTGATCTTCGGCAGCTCCCGCGATGCGGCAGCGGGTTGTACGTTTGCTTGAAATATTCGAACAGCTGTCATTGTCCCGTTCGCGGGGACGTGATGCGTCCCTCCTTTGCAGAGTGATCGAGGACTTCAGCAACGAGAGTTAGCTCGCCGGTTCCTCAAATTGCCCTTTAACCTTAGCCTTAAAACCAGGGCAATCGCTTTTGCTGACACAGTGTTGATGTCGGATTTTTACGCATTTTGGCTTTTTTCCAGTCACCTCGTCCCGGTACGACAAGAACAATGCCGAGTCACACTCCCAATCTTTTTGGTTGTCTGCCGCGCGAGATTCCTGGCATTCATTACACGACTTCATCAGTGACCTCCTCGGGACAGAATATCTTCTCAAAATCCAACGGCTGATTCGGCCCGCCGGGCAAGTCTCCCGTGCATTTACAGAGATAGTTGCATGTTCCGTCCAGCGCCATCGAGATCATCGGAGGGTAGACCACCACGCCATTGCCGTCAAAGCGCGGCCGGACAAAGCCAATGAAATCCACTGCCCCGGGGAAGCTCTCGCCAAACATCTTGCCGGTGTAGCTGGGCGCAAAGTCGTACTCGGGAGCATAAGACGGACAGCGGGCCGGCAGCGCGATCACCACGACTAGTACGCCACGCTCTGAAATTTTCCCCAAGGTCTTGAAGAGCCGATTCATTTCCGCGCCAATAATCCCGTAAGTTTCCTTGGAGCCCTTCGCATGAACCATCAGGGATTTAGTCAACCCCTCCGCCCCTCCCTTTGATTCAAAATGCTGATCCTGAGCTTCCGAGAAGAGATCGACGTTCATGAAGTGCGACGATCCATCGAAGAATAAAGACTTGTAGATCGGGTTTCCGCCGGCATCGAAAAGGTTGGCTTCCTCGCAGATATAATCGTGGGCCTCGAAGAAATTGGCCGGGTTGACAATGCGAGTGGCAAGATCGGGCTTCGGGGCCGGTTTAACGTTCGGCGAGTGCATGGCAAATTCCAACCAGCGTTTCGGGTCGCGCGATTCACCCGAGATAAACAGGGAGGGCTGCGGCGCCGACAGAAGCGCCGCAGTGGTTTTTCCGTCGCCAGTTCCTCCGTACGCGACAACAAAAGCACCCTTTTTATTTCGCTCCCCCGCGACAATTTCCGATGCATCAAAGATCTGCATTCTCGCCCTCCATTTCATAAAGTAACGGACTCAAAAACCCGCTTTCACACGCTTCAAAATACATGCATTTCGAGTACCCCGTGAAGCAGCTTTTCTTTCGCTGGTAAAACGCTGCTTCCTGGTCCGGCCAAGTTAGTGCATCCTTGATCTCTTTCAGCATGAACAGAATTCGGCGCTCGAGCGCCGGAATGTCATAATCCGCGTTCCGCCAAACGTTCAGGCCGTACGTTCCAACCGATTTATCGTAGTTGTTGAAATAGAACCTGGGCCGCCTGAGGATGTCTTTGTAGCAGCGTTCCCCGAAGCTATCCGCGCTTTCTGTATTCTTTGGCTTCAGTTGCGGCGCCGTGGCAATCTCCAAGGTGGCGGATTTAAAATCTGGGTCCAGCAGGAAGTATGTCGCCATTTGATCGGAGGTTGTAATAATGCGCCCATACAGGTCCGGCTTGCTGGTGAACTTGCTTTCGGCGAAGCTGGTCTCTGACTTGCGGCGGTCCAGGTGCCCGTGAAGGACAATGCGGGCGCTCTCCGGGCCGATCTCGCGCTTTAGGACCACCTGGCAGGGGTTGGGGCTGAAGCGGCCTAGAACGTCTGGATCGAACAGCTTGCCGAACGCCTTGAACATTGCCCGCACTTTCGCATGGGCAAATTCATCGAACCCAGGCGGAATTTCCACGAAATCTTGCGACAGGGTCGATGCGCCAAAAAATGACTCTTGCACGTCATCCCAGAGCCGGCCCATTTTCATTGCGTCCGATAGTTTTTCCGGTCTGCGCTTCGCTCGCTTTACGAAATTCAGCCACCACGCGCGCCGGCAACCAATCCAGAGGTCCAGGCCCGAGCAGCTGGGAAACGGGCGCTCGCAGCCCGGGGGATTCAGGAAGTCGAAGATAGAGGACATAGGTCGGGCTCCTTAAAGATATTTACGCCACAACCATTACTATATTCCCGGTGATGCGAGCATTCGTGACAACGCCGAGATCAGATACAGCGTTGCGTTTTTATCAAGAATACATTTACCAGAAACAGCGCAATCAATCCGTAGATCCACAACCCCAAGGCCAGAAATACGTTCCAGTAATATCCTTCCTTGAAACGCACCGCCCTGCCTTTTTCCGCCAATGGCAATAAGATCTGGACCCCACGGTTCATCAGCCATTACGATAACCCCACCGCATGAATGTCGCACAGCCACACTTCCCTCGTCCGATCAAAGCAACGTGACCGGTCATCCCAGGCCACTACTGTTTCGCCCCCGCTTACTCGCAGAAAATGATCGTCATCTCGCGCGTTCACAACGACCGTCCCGAGTGCGCCGCCAGAGAATCTCCTGACTCTCATGCCTACTTTCGGACGACGACTTAGCATAATCCCACCGCCTTCCGCATCGCTTCCAGCCGCTTGGCTCCCGGCTGCTTGATCTTCCCGGCTAGCACCTTGGACACGTAGTCAACCGAAACTGTTTGACGGCTGCCGTTAGCTTTGAGGTGGGAGCTAGCTAATTGAGCTAGCTCGGTCAGGTTGATCTGATTGCTCCACCGCGCCGTTTTGATTTGCTCGACTGACTGTTCCGTTTCGATGCTCATGAGCTAACCTCTTGGCCGGCACAGACGCTTTCGATGGCTTCCAGGCAGGAAAGGGCCGACGAAATGTGCGAAAGAAGCCACGCTCTATCCTGCCTGGAAAGAGATTCGCCGATCTCGCCTGGTCCGCCAGATTGTGAAAGCATCCCAATGGCGGCGTTCAATTCCGACTTGGCTTCCGCGATGCTTACGCTCATCATAGCACTCCGCCAACTTGGAGAAGCCACAACACCAAAAAAACAGCAAGCAATGCGCAAAACCAGGACATGATTCTTTCCGTATCGGTAATCTTAGAACGCATTTTTCTCTCCGAAGTGATAGTTAAAGCATAATAAAAAATAGCGTGGCGTGTCAAGGAATATCTCAAAAAAGAATCGTGCCAAAATTCAGCACTCAAGGACAATATTTCTCGCAGTCAGCATCAGCCGCACCTCGTAGAATCGCCCCACAGTCAAGGCAAGTCACACACAGCACCGTTTGTTCACTCCCATCATTCCCGTTTGCCCACCAGGCGTAAAGTCGTTTGGCTGGATGCTTACAGAAAGGCGGTTCCCGTGGCTCCTCGGTCTCTTCTTCTTCCGCCGGCGCCGGCTTCGCGCGCGCAGCTATAGCTAGCTCGAACTTCTCCGCGCCGAGCTTGCTGAATTCTTTGGTAATGCGAGCTTGATCCAGGTCTGACATGGTTCAGCCTTTCATCCGGGGATCGCGGCGGGCTTGGGCGTTGCAGGCGTTGGCCTCGGCGAGGTCGTCGGGCGTCTTGCAAGCGGCAAGTGCGGCGCGGGCTTCTTTGTTTTTGCGATAAGCCGCATTGCGCTCGTCTGTTGGTAGACTGAGATCACTTGCCATAAATCCCCAAAGCGAGACCGCGCTTTCAGCAACGGCGAGCAACCTCGGCGCGGCTTTGAGCAGCTCGTCCCGCTCGGCCAGGAGGCGCTTGATCTCATCGTCTTTTTTCACGAAATCAAGCTTCAGCTCCGGCGCGGCTTCGATCGCCGCTCGGTTGTCTTGAAGCCAAGCCATCGTCTCGGCGAATTGCTTGTGACCGGCTACAAATTCACTCTGCACGGAATCTAGCCAGTCAGGGAAGCATCCTGCGCATAGTCGATCCGTCTCCCGCGTCGCCCAGAACATCGCGTTCATCATGTCTGAAAAGTTCATAATCTACTCCCTCGAATTATTTATCCTCGCAAACCGAACACTGTTTTTTGCCTTTAGTCCTTCCAACTGGCACGGCCTTCTTTCCGTCGAAATACCGACAACCTTCTCGATGGACCATTCCCGTGTTGGAGACAGACTCGCGCGTGGCTTTCCTGGGCGTCGCGTCGATAGCTGCTTGCCGCGCCTCACGCGCCTCTCTCGCCCGCTTCGCATAATCCCACATAATGGGCGCCTGCATCGCGGGCAGCCAGACACCGGCGACCGGGGCGCCGTCCAGGGTCAGGACCGCGAAGCCCCGGGTGACGTCGCAGAACGGCTGGAGCAGTGCGAATGGGCGGCCGCTGGCGTCCAGGAGGGTGATGGTCTGGGTAGTGCCGGCCCGAAGTGAAAGGGTGGCGGATGTAGCTGAGCTAGCTGGAGATGTGAGAAGTAAAAAAAGTAAGCAGGTCAGTAATCTTTTCATTGCTTTTCTCCTTTACAATATGGGCACTTAATCCCAGGCTGTTCCGCGAGGAAGATTTCATAGATTCCTGGGCAAACCTTTCGGAATGCGAGGGTCAGCAGGTTACCTTTGACAATGATTTTCCCGTCGCGTTCCAAGAACAGATTTTGCAGCTGTTTTATAGTGATAGTTTGACGCGGATCCGGCAGGCGCCAAAACTGATCGCCAAGAATCTCTCTTCCATCTTTCATTTGCTTTTTTCCTTTTGACGCGCAGCATCCGGAACAGGTTCAAAGGCAAGCACGATCGTCGGGAACCTATAAACGGAAAATGGGATGCCTTTAGCTTGAGCTAGCTGGATCGAGTGAGCCGTGCCGCGACTGCGACCATCCCAGAATGCGATGAGGTAGTTGGCCCTGGCAACAAGTTGAACGTTCCGTTTGAAGCCCGCTGATCTACCAAGGCGTTTCCAGTCCGGCCGCAGGATGTTGACTTGCAACCCATGGGCGAGCGCCCACCGCTCGCCCATCTTATCCGCGCCACGGGCGTCTCCGTGGATCACTCGCTCAACGTCCGCTGGATCCCACTTGACCAGGCAGGCATCGACGTGGGCGCAGAGGGCGGGGTAATCATCGAAGGTGCGGGAGCCGCAGATGTAGAGGGTTTTCATAAGTGCATACCCCTCTCGCAATACGGAATGGCCTGATTGATCCTGTCCATCAGACCGGCGCGAAACTGTTCCATGACTTCCGCTCCAGTGCACGGCCACCAGCAGGTAAGTCCATGTTTGTACGTGACTGTCGGGTTAGCTTTAGCTATCTTGATTGCCGCAATGTAGCTGGACAGGGTAACGTAGCGATCGAGAGCTGGAAGATGGATCATGCGGACCAGGGTTTTCATGGTCTGGCCCCTTTGGTGTTCTTCAACACCGTAGCCATTTCGTCAAACGCAGAGACAAAATCATCGAACCCGTCGACGATGATTTGGAGTTTGTCAGACGCCGATTCGAGTTCAGAAATTTCATCAAGGTGCTCGCTTGCCAATTTGTTTATGGCATCGTCAATTAGAGAATCCTGATTTTCAAACATTGGCCTAATGATTCGCGTGAGTATTGCGTCTTCTAGGTTTTTAGCTGTACCATTCGCCTCGACTTGTTCGCCCGTGAAGTCTTCCGCGATGACTCGGATCATTTTTTCCTGGTCTCTGGTTAATTCAAACATGGCATTCCTCTTCAATGATTTCAGTTGTTCCGTCCGGCCAGGCTTTTGCCAGCGCCAGGAGGTCATTGGCTTTGGTGAGTGCTTCAACCGCAAATTGCCTGCGCGGACAGTAGGCGACAATTTGTGGGCAGTTCTGGCGCCGGGCAATGACGTGGGCGCTACAGATGGCGCGTTGGAGATTGATTGTGCTCACGATTCACTCTCCTTGCACATGGCGATCGCGGCGCGGGCGATGTAGCCGGGGCAATTGTCTGAGCATTCTGTCGCGTCTTTCGGGCAGTCGACATCCGCTGCCAAATAGTGCCGGCCACAGTGGCGGTACTCCAAATCCGGTCGGAAATAGGCGAAATTCTTTGGTCAACCCTAAATACTAGCTTTCCATTTATTTCGCTTCTGTTGTACTCCCACGGCCCCGGCGCGTGTCCTTCGGTTTTGTTCATGATGCCCTCTTTTTCTGGTTTTTCTTGGGTTACAGATCTTTCCGACGTTGAACGTCCACGCATTCATCTACGAACCTGATCTTGTGGGCGCAGCAGTACCGCCAGAGTGACGTGTGGGCGTCGATCCCCTTCAGGTAGCCTTTGTTGATAAGAATTTCCTTTGCGCTCTCGCGGTATTGTCCATCGTAGCCGTGCGCGCAGTTTGTCTGCCCCGCCAGGCCGTCATCAGTCCAGACAGTCACACTGTAGTAGCTGTGACCCTTTGCGCGGTTGAACCACCGCCGTCCGCTGATGTGAATCACTTTTGGTTTCCGCATGTTCTTGTCTCCGTTATTAAAATGGTTTGGTTTTCCAATTAAAGCCAGCCGAGAATTAGCCAGGAGGCGACGGCAGTTGACGCGGCGCCTGCCAGGAAGGAGAGTAGGCAACAGGCGCCAAGGTGTTTGGTGTCGTACTTGTCGCTCATCGGCGCATTTCCGCTCGCTCGACGATGGCGCAATAAGTGATATTAGGTGATCCGTCGGGATTGTCGTCCTCGTGCCCAATAGCGTAAATGTCCCCTTCCTGGTTGTGTATTGCGCCGCGAATATCCTTGACGTAATCCGGTAAGTCGGGATCGTCAAGGCTCCAAAGCAATCCGCCGCCGATACCGTCAAGCATTGCGCGCTCTAAATCGTTTCGGTCTGCCCACCAATCCTCAAAATCACAGTGGTTCTGCTCGTACTCGCCAAAACCGGTGGCGCAAGGCGTTATTAGTTGCTCGGTGTATTCCATGGCGTTATTCCCCTTTGGCTTTGGCCTTGGCGATCGCTGCGTGGGTGGTGTCAAGGTATGATTTTTTGTCGTATTCTTCAGGCCAGGCGAAACAGCGGGTCGCGTCAAGTAGATTTTCCAGTGACCAGAGCAGGTCCGGCGCGGCATCGATCAACGGTGGCACGACTTCTTTCCGGTTCAGCTTTGCCACGATCCCTCGGCAGGCCATCATTGCGAGTTCGAATGCGTCTTCCTCATCGCTGACTGTTTTAGCCCGGTCGAGGAGTTCCAGGGCTTTGAGCGCGGGCTTGACGCAGGTGTCCTTGATGTCGATCTTGGCCCAAGCACAGGCCGGCTGTTTCTCTGCTTTGGCATATGCGGCCATTAATTTTGCCGTAGGTATTTGCTTAATTTCCGCAAGCAAACCGTCTATGCCGGCTGTCCTGTTTGATGATTGCCCCATCGCTTTGCTCCTTCTTCTTTGTTAGTTATTATTCTTAATCAGTAGTTGCACTATTAGCCAGGTGGAGATAAAAACAGCAGCTGCGGCTAAAATTCGCACGAGGGTGAAATCGGACCAAAGCAACAGCCCTGCAATCATCGACAAGACGACGACGATCGGAAGCCAGATTAAACGAGCAAGGGTTCGAGGACGCATTTAGTGTTTCCTCTCTGTAACAGTGTATTGTTTGGGTAATCCCATGCGGTAGTCGAGTTAAACAAACACCCTGACTTTGGCAAAGTGACGGCCTTGTTTCTCCCAGGCCTTTACCGTTTCTTTGGTTTGCCGTGAGGTTCGCAGGTATTCGGCCTTTAACTGACAGACATGTTCCAAGATTTCAATCAGTTCGCCTATTCTGAAGTTGCTGATAATTGCTTCGATCCCTCTTGTTGCTTGGTTGTCCATTGTGTAACCCCTTACCCATCGAATGTGTAAACATTTACCCAATATATTCTTCAGCCTTAAAAATACGATCCATCGCTTTCGACGGGAGCGCTTGAAGCATGTCAAAAATGCGGCAGAATTTGAAACGTAAGTCAATCTTCCTCAAGTCTTTAAGCCATTTCAGACCATCAGGAGAGAAGTCAATCTCAGCAACCCACCCCGACTGTTTATTCTGCATCCTGTAGCGGCGAACCATGATGTTTCTCCACGGGTAAATGTTTACCCAATTAGTCTCTAGGTTATTTGGTTATCTTTAAGTTGTTTGTGTTCCTTTTGGTACACCGTCAGATTTTTGACGCTGCTGACGGTGCGGAAGTAGAGCATTTTCAATCATTGACAAGACTGTGTTGAGATTTCGGAGTTTGGCTTCCTGTATTTTCTGGTTGTAACCGTCAATATTTTGACGCACCTTTTGGTTGTCGACAAGGCAGGCGGCAATTTCTTTGAGCAAGTGAGTCGGAATTAAGAAAGGCATTGGTTAGTCCTTTTTTGTGATGATTTAAGTTTCTCATTCATAATCAGCCCAATCAAAAGGCTCGGTTTGATCAGCCACGTTGCCTCCAAGTTCAAATACGGAGGCTGCCAGGTCGTTGTTTTCGGCGGACAATTGGTCGATTTGGTGACGTAATTCATCATATCTCAGCATTTGACGCTCAGTGAGATTAATTTTAGTCATCAGCCATTATCCGTCTCTTCGTCTGTTCACACATCTCGTTCTCATACTATAATATATAGCGTGGATCGTGCCAGTCAAGCAGAAATCGTAAGTCTAATCAAATCAGTGTTCTATGTATTCTGCAACCCATCCAGGTGCACCAATATCGTCACTTTATGTCGATTATAAACCATTGAAAACACTAGACTTACGTTATTCATCGTCAATAGTTAACGACTTGTATTGGTTGTGAGAAATCATGCCAAGTTGGCTAATCTTCCGATCTCGCCATCCCGAAGGGCATGTCCGCAACAAGTCCATCCAATCCAACTGGATAAGTTGGCAAGGTTGCGATCCTGGCACGATCTTTGCGTGACAATTAATCGTCGAAGTTGGCGCGATTCTTGCGATCCCCCACCCCCATCACCAGAATCGGTTGCTTGATCCCTTCTGCTTTTGATGGTTGCCGTCCGCTGCCTTCGGTATCCCCGAACTTGCAATACGCAGTGAGTCCGTCGAGGTTGCTGTATCCCCAACTTGCGATACGCCAGTGATTCCGTCGCTTTGGCAGTTGCTGCATCCCTGCTGCCTGGCTCTATTGGCGTAGCCCGACCGCTTCCAATCACCCCGCGCCAAGCTTTATCGGTGCGGCTTCCACTTATTATGCATCTTAGATGCATCCATTTATCGGTGCCTCTTTAATTTTACGAGCGCAGCGAGTTCCTTATCTTGGTTGCCGTGAGCTTTGGCCGTGAGCTGGTTGCCTCCTTTTTCCTTCTGCTTCACCTTCCTCTGCTTTGGATGTGAGCTGGGGTGGGCCGAGAGCTCCCGATCGACGTGTTCGGATTTCGAAAACGGGCGTGAAAGGAATTTGAAAACAGGTATGGTCACTTTTTGGAAATGGGCATGGTCGTTTGGCGGAAACCGAGCTTGGCCGATGGTTCGCGATTCGGGTGGATTTTTTCACGGTCGGAAGTATTTCGTGTTGGATGGTTGACGTGTTTCGAAAATTGTTTTTGAAAAAAGAAAATCCTGCCTAATTCCATGATGCATGCAAAAACGAAAAGAGAAATTTTGCATATATGCTGTTTTGAGAAAAGAATGCTGGTTTCTGGCGCAAAAGAACGCAAACTTTTGTAGCAGTAGGAAAAGCCTTATTCCCAAAGGCACGGTTTTTTCTGTTAGATTTTTTGGTTCATTGTTGTGGTTGGTTTAAATCTTCTAGGACCATATACATTATTGGTTTGTTGGGCCAGGAACCCTCCAACACCATGACCACGGAACATGAATTGCCGAACCAATACTCAAACACCAATAAAACAAAAATCGTTTCCCCCGTTTCCAAAAGAAAAGGAATGATACAGACACGATTCTGTGCGTTAGCAATCGCAGTAGCCCGACCGTGAGGGAGGGCCTCCGCGGAGTGACGGTCGACGAGGAAGTGGTGTAATATCACCACCACCAAATCATATCCTTTATCATTTCCCATAACCACCAACCACCAAACCCCCAAAACAACCCAAACATAATTCCCCCAATCACAATACATTCCTTAACTTTACTTCTATTCCTATACAATCTTCCCATTTCAAAATAATAATCATTTACACTCTCCTCCCAACACCTATCATCCTTCTTCACACAACACACAAAATTACCCTTTTTCATTATTCCACACACATCACATACATACCATAATTCCATAAACCATCCACACCCACACCTTACCCTATCCTTTTCAATATCCAAATCTAATTTCCACCTCAAATCCCATCCGTTTACCCTAATTCCCCGTTTACATCCAATCCTTACACAAAATCCCCTTCTCAACACCATAATCCCCATCCTCCTTTTTCTATTTGTCACAGCATGGCGTCGGAGGCATAGTCAAGGCTTGGAATGCAATAAATCTGGCAGTGCGGCCTGTCGTTTGGCCGCACTGTGGCTTGATTTATTTCATGGAACCCGAAGGGCAAAAGAATATTCGACTACTTCTGCTTTATTTCATTGCCAATCGAATATTGTTTTGGGCCTTTACTTTGCCGGAGCGCCATGATATGATGAATAGACAAAGGAGGATGGGGCCCAACGATCAACGAACTGTGATTGCAGTACTACCGCCGCCCGTCATCGCCCTCCGATTGCGTTCGGTTGCCCCATTGTCCAACTTAATCTTCCGCGAAAGGCATGACATCGGCTTTTTGATGGCATGATCTTTCGCCTTCCGCCACACTAGCTCGCACTCCGATTGCGGCTTGATCCACGTTGATTTTGATGGAGACGCCAGAATCGTGACGCCGGTGGATTGGCGGCGCGATTCTGGCTTCGACTTCCGAATGGTCGGTTGCGGGTGGGACGGGGGGAGGGGCCGACGCCCGCACTTGACCGAAGGTATTCGGGACGGCTGTTTGGCCCGAATATGCTGGGACGGCGGCCCGTGGGTGGGGCGGGGCTGGAATCTGGCTGATTTTGATGGCTGTACTTCCGAATTGGGGGCCGCCGGTGGGTTGGCGGCCGGGTGGGTGGGATTCACTGTTTTAGATGAAGACGCAATGGGCATGACGCGGCTTTATGCGGCGGGACCATTGCTTCGACCTCCGCTGTGGTTGGTGGTGCGGGTGGCGGGTGGGAGGGCAGTGGCCGAGGGGGACGACGAGTAAACGGCCGTCGCGCGCCTCTGCCTGGCCGGCGCTCGACCGAGGTTCCGCCGACTCTTCGGTGCGGCCGGTTCGCGAGGTTCTGCAAGTTACGGCCGGGCGAGGATAACTCCCTTGAATCAGGAGACAAAGAGCTGTTCCCGTTTCAGCCAAAACAAAAGCAGTAGTCCGACCGTGAGGACAACCTTGCCGAGTTAAAAAACAAGGGCCCACCTACTGTTTTTATAGTGTTGTATTGCTTGCACCTACAAGTCAAAATGTGGTCGGGGCTCAACTTTAAGCAGTAGTAGCCGGGGGTGACTGAGCGGTGGTTTTTCTGCTGTTGCCGCGATAGCGGCACCATTGTCCATCATCGTCCTCTCATTGCGTGTTGGTTGAGGGCGGGTCGGGTGGCGCGGCGGCAGGAGGCGGGCGTCTGGCAAAGATTCGGCGGTATGCTTTATCGCCGCCGAACGCCCCGACCGGATGCCGCCGCCAAGGGTGGGCGGGTGGGCTGTATCCCTGTTGCTTTTGATGGGGAGGCGTGGCCGGCGACCGCGCGCGGAGCGCGCTCCGCTGTTGTTGCTTCATCCCCGACTGTCTGGCTCATGCTCCATCATTCGTTCTTCATCACACTCCGA